TATGTCGCAGGTAGTGGTGGAGATGGAGAATTATGGCTTAATGGAAAAAGATATGGTGCTGGAGCATTTGGTGCATATACTCCAGGTGGTGGTAGCACATATTATGGTACTTATGGAGCTGGTGAAGTTACTGGTAGAGGTGGTGAAGGTGCAATTAATGGTGGAGCTACAAATAATGCAGCAAATGGACAAAGTGGTAGTGTAATTATACGTTATCCTGGTACAACTACAAAAGCAACAGGTGGTACAATTACCGTTTCAGGTTCTTATGTTTATCATACATTTACTGCTAGTGGAACATTTACTGTATCTGAAACTCCTGACCTTTTAAGTGGAGGTTCTGCTGGATTAGGTGGAGCAGGTTTGACAGGTTCAAATGCAACACCAAACACTGGCGGTGGTGCTGGTGCATCTTATTATACTCAATCAGGCTCTTTAGGTGGTAGTGGATTTTTCGCTATTCGTTACGAAGGTGTAATTGATGGAGCAAGTGGTGGAGAAAAAATTATAACTGATTATTACACATATCATTTATTCACAGCAAGTGGTAACTTTTATAGTGGAGTAGGAAATACTCAAAACAAAATGATTAACCCTTGTCCTTAAAAAATTAATATATTTCAATATATAATTGTTAAATAACTAAATACAAAAACTATGAATGCAACATTAGTATTAAAGAAAATTCTCCAAAACTTAGCTTTGGTTAAGGAAGAAGTAGAATTGACATACGCAAAACTAGCTGATGGAACAATCTTAGAGTCTCCAACCTTTGACTTGGGAGAGAACGTAGATGTTGTATCAGAAGATGGTACTAAAACTCCGGCACCAGATGGTGAACATGAAGTTGTACTAAAAGACTCTGAAGGAAATGATGTAAGAATTAAAGTTGAAACTAAAGACGGTAAAATCGTAGAAAGAGAAAACGTTGAAGTTGAAACTCCTGCTGAAGATGAAGCAGTTGAAATGGAAAGTATCGCTGGTGGTGACATGGGTGATGACGAAGAAGTAGCAACTGAAGAAACAGCTGACCCACTTCCTGAAGATGAAGATAAAGAAGACCTTAAAAAAGTTGTAGAAAAACTTCAGTATAGAATTGAAGAATTAGAAAAGAAATACAACGAAATGGCTGATGTAAAAGACATTTCAGAAGGTAAAAAAGCTGAAGAGGTTAAAGCAGAACCATTAGCAGGTGATCCTGGTACTGGCTATGTAGACCCAACAGTTAAAATGGAAGCAGTAGACCCATCTGAAGAAGATGAGGAAGAAGAACTTCCAAAATTGGACGGTGCACCAGTTGATGAAAATGCACAAAAACCATTAGGAGTTAAATTAGGTAAATCTACAAAGGTTGGTAATTATCAATCAGCAGTTTTATCTAGACTATATAAATAAACTTATTAAAATCATTTGACAATGAGAAAACAACAAAATTTCGCACAACCAAGCGTAACTACAACCTATGCAGGTGAGTTCGCAGGTAAGTACATTGCAGCGGCGTTGTTATCAGCTAAAACATTGGACAACCAGTACATCACAATCATGCCGAATGTGAAGTTCAAATCAGTTATCCAAAGAATTGCAGTTGATAGTATCGTAAACGATGCATCATGTAACTTCACTACTTCTGGTACAGTAGCTCTTTCTGAAAGAATACTTGAACCAAAAGAACTTCAAGTTAACCTTGAATTATGTAAGCAAGAGTTCGTTGATAGCTGGGAAGCTCTTCAATTAGGATACTCTGCATTTGATGAAATCCCTAAAGATTTCAACGATTTCTTAATCTCTTATGTAGCAGGTAAAGTAGCACAAGCTACTGAAATCTCTATTTGGAGAGGTACTGCAGCAACTAACGGTGAATTCGGTGGTATCTATACCGCTTTATCATCTTCAGTAGTAGCTGGTGGTACAAACGCTCCTGTAACTTCTTCAGTTTCAGGTTCTATCACTTCTGCAAACGTATTGACAGCATTGAACGCATTAGTAGATGCAATCCCTGCTGAAGTATATGGTAAAGAAGATGTATTAATCTATGTACCAACTAACGTTGTTAAGGCTTATCAACAAGCATTAGCAGGTGGTAGTGCAGGTGCAAATGGTTTCAACAACCAAATGAACGTTGGTGAGAAGCCATTGAACTTTAATGGTATTGAATTAGCATTCTGTCCAGGTCTTGGTTCTTCAGCTATGGTAGCAGCACAAAAATCTAACTTGTTCTTCGGTACAGGTTTATTGAGTGACCATAACGAAGTAAGAGTATTGGATATGGCTAACTTAGATGGTTCACAAAACTATCGTATCATTATGAGATACACTGCTGGAACACAATATGGTATTGGTTCTGACATCGCTATCCACAAAAACTATTAATATATTTGAGTGAATAATGAGAGGGTGAAATTCCCTCTCTCACTCTTAATATGTTAAACAAAAACAAATTAACTTAAAAAAATTAAAACTATGGCTTGTGATTTAACACTTGGTAGACTTGAACCTTGTAAAGACAGCGTAGGTGGTATTGCTGCAGTTTATTTCTGCAATTATACCGGTTCATTTGGAGCATCATCTCAAGGAGACTCTGATGCACAAATTGAAAGCTTACCTTCTGGCTTGACAGTTTATGAGTATGACCTTAAAGGAAATTCTAGCTATACTGAAACAGTGAACACATCTAGAGATAACGGTACTACATTCTTCTCTCAAGAATTAGTATTAAATCTTAAGAAGTTGACAAAAGAAATGACAACTCAGTTCAAGTTAATGGCTTGGGGTAGACCTCAAATCTTCGTTCACACTATGGCAGGTGATACTCTATTAGTGGGACAAAGAGAAGGAGCAGATGTAACAGGCGGTACTATTCAGACTGGTGCAGCATTGGGTGACCTTTATGGTTATTCAATTACCTTCACTGGACAAGAGCAGTTCCCAGCACCTTTCATCTCTGGTTCAACTTACGGTTCTCCATTCGGAGCTGTAACAAATCCTCCAACTATCGTAAAAGGAAGCTAATTCCTTCAGTATAGAAGAAATAATTAAAAGGGTAGCACACAGTGTTACCCTTTTTTATTTTCACTATTTATCTATCTAAATTTGTTAAAATATAAAATAAAGACGAGATAATGCTAACATTCTACTCATCAGGAAGTAACGTATGGACATTCAGAGTACAACCAACAGGTTCCTCAAACCTTACTTTACATCTGCAGGATATGACAACTTTGGAAAACTTTTCATCATCATTATCAGGATATACCTATGATGCTTATGAGTCCAAACTTCAATTTACTGCTTCTCAAGTCTCTACATTTGTATCTGCAAGTGTAGGAACTCAATATAGAGCATATATAAGTGATACAACTTGCTCAATATGGCATGGTAGTATTAGCGTATTCACATCTCAATCTGTGGATAAACCATCTTATGTAAATCAGATACCTTTGAATGATGTTTATGTAAGTAGAGTATCAAATAACGAATATATAATTTTAGACTAATATGAGATTAAATCAAAATTTATCGGTTGTAAGTTTAGCACAACAAGAAATCCCAGTAATTACTGAGGATACAAAAACACGCTATCAATGGGTGCCAGTTGGTATAATTGGACCTGATGACTTCTTTCAGAATGTAATTGATGCTTACAACAATTCTACTACAAATGCAGCATGTATTGAAGGTATTGCTGACTTGATTTATGGTAAAGGTATTTATACTGAAAATAAAGAGTTTGAAGAAACATTAGGTAAAATACTTCCACAAGAAGAATTAAAGAGAGTTGCATTTGACCTAAAATTATTTGGTAATGCAGCTATTCAAGTTTATTGGGATGATAGACATGAGAAGATAATAAAAATGTATCATTCTCCAGTTCAGAATTTTAGAGCAGAAAAATTATACAATGAACCGAAAATCCAAAACTTCTATTATTGCACAGATTGGTCAGACCATAAAGCACAAAGAAACAAGAAGAAAATACCTGCGTTTGGTACTTCGCGAGATAAAACAGAAATCCTTTGGATTAAAAACTATTCGCCAGGCAAATACTATTATTCACTGCCTGATTGGATACCTGCTTTGCAGTTATCTTTTGTAGAAGCTGAATTATCTAACTTGCACATCAACAATATTGAGAATGGTTTCTTACCAGTTGTAATGTTGAATATGAACAATGGTATTCCAGCACCTGAAGAAAGAGATACAATTGAGGACTTGATTGAAGCTAAGTTTACAGGTACTCGTAATGCTGGAAGATTTATTGTAACATTTAATGATGATGTAGAAAGAAAACCCACTATTGATGTAATACAAACTGATAATCTGCACGATAAAACAAAATATGTTGCTGAATATGCACAAGATAGAATATTAGTAGCACATAGAGTAACATCTCCACTTCTATTTGGTATTAGAACTGTATCTAATGGATTTAGTTCACAATCAGAAGAAATGAAAACAGCTTATTCTATTCTTCAAACAATGACAATCACTCCATTCCAAAATCTTATCATTAACTTCTTAGCTGATGCATTTGATAAGGGTGGTTATCCTGATACACAATTGTATTTTGAACAATTAACTCCATTAGTAATTCTTTCACAAACTGCAGAAGAAACAGGACAAACAACTGAGCAGGTGCAAGAACAAATTAATGAACAAGCTGAAAATCCTGCTGAGATTGAAGATAATCCATCATCAGTAGATGAAAATATTGAAACTGAAACACTAAGTGATTATAGAAGAAGTAATCCTAATTTTAGTAAAAACTTTGTAACTTATAAATTATAACCGATATGGCATACGCCCTTTTTATAACAAGAAATGATATAATCAAAAATACTCCATTACAGGGTTCTATTGATGCAGATAGATTATTGAATTTTGTGAGAACTGCACAAGATAAGTACATCCTAAATTTGGTAGGTACTGTTCTTTTTGATTTTTTACAAGCAAGAATTGAAGCTGGTACATTTAACCAATTGGATGTTTATTATCAAGACCTGATGAATGACCACATTAAACCAACACTTATTTGGTATGCTGTGGTAGAATATTTACCGTTTAGCGGTGTCCAATTCAAATCTGAAGGCGCTGTGAAATTAGAAACGGAGACTGCTAAATCGGTAAACAAAAACGAAGTAGATTATCTTCTTCAAAAAGCAATGAATAACGCTGATTATTACGCAACAAGATTGCAGAACTATTTAATATCTTATTCAAATCAGATACCACAATATTATCAATCAGTTGGTAATCAAACTCAAATCTATCCTGATATGGGTAATGCTTATTTTGGAGGAATAAATTTATAATCAAATGGGAGTAAATATAGTAAATAACATTGGTACAAATTATGTACTTTATTACAATATACTAAATTATTGGAAAACAATAATGAATAATCATCCGTCTATTCAGAGAGTTACTTATGGTAATAATTTTGAATTGGATGATGATGAATTTCCACAATATCCTTTAGGTAATGTAATTATAACGAGTGCAAGATTTGCTGATAAAGTAATCAATTATACAGTCCAACTTACTATTGCTGATAAAGTCAAACTTAAAAATAACGAAAGTGTTGGTAGTTCAAATGCGCAAGATGTACCTTTTTTTGGTACTGATGATACCGTAGATATTCACTCTAACACATTCTCTATTCTAAATGATTTACTTTCATATACTGATTATGGTGTGAACGCATTTCAATATACATCAAATCCAAATGCTATACCATTTAAGAATGAATTCCCAAATGCATTAGCAGGATGGGTATGTACATTTGATTTAGAAGTATTTAATCAACAAGATATTTGTGTAGCACCAAATCTATTACCAACAGGTTCATTAGCTAAAGGTGTACAAATAGATTGTTAATTATGGCATTTACATTTCCAGCAGTTGAAGATATTGCAAACTCATTTAGAACATTAG